GGCTTAGTTCCTACTCTCATACGATATTTAAAAGATGTCATTTCACAATGCTTAATAAATGCATCCTTACCCCAAATATCAATCATCATTTCAAAGGTTTCTTTACTACCTAATTTATAATGACTTGGATTTGTGTAATCGTATTCTTTATCCATATAACAATTCTAATAACAAAAAATATAAAAACAAAGAAAAAGGGATGCAAATTGCACCCCCCCTTCCAAAACAAACACACAAAAGTGGTTTATGCATTCATACTTGCAATAGCACTTGCAAATGTTCCGTGTACAAAAGCATTTGGATTGTGAATAGGCAATGCTATTCTTTCCGTAGCTTTAACGGTTACCAAATCCTTAATGAAATTGGCTTCATTTTGCTCTGCAAAGGCAATTTCCATTCCCTCTCTTTGTGCAAGTGTAGCACCTTGTGCAAAATCTCCGATGATAAATTTACCCTCAGTTACTGCATTACAAACAACTATTGGAATACCCAACAAAGTAAGTACACCATTTGTAAATACAACATAATTAGCATTAGCATCTTTCCTCAAGAACATCTTGTTGTAATCAGAAGAACTAACCATGATTACATTAGGAGAATACTCTAACACTTGTGCTTGGTTCTTGGCAGCAACCAATACATCAAACTCATTTGTATAAGCAGATGCACCAGCACCAAAGAACTGATAGAATTTACCACCCGATGTTTCATCAAAAGCAGTTCCTCCACCAGCAGTCATCAAGCCTTGCAAATTAACCCCAGTGCCAGCCCCATTGAGGAGCTGATTGTCCTCGACATTCATTACCTTGGCTGGTAGCCTTGTAGAAATATAAGAAGATAACTGAGGTATGTCATTTAGCATTTCCTTAGTTAAGGTCATGTACGAACCAATGCTTCTTACGGGTGCATCAACTGCATCCAATCTAAACTCAGACTCACCATAAGCAGAACCTTCTATTCTAGCTGCTGCATTATTGGTGTAAGCAATCTCTTGTACATAACGTACCGTGTTGCTAGATGTTGGAATTGTAGGTAAGAAATCTCTTACTCGTACGGTTCTTGTTGGATCAAAATAAAATCCACTCAATACAGATGCTGGTACGGTGTTACCACTAGCATTCAAACTAGTCACCATAGTAGCCTTAATATTTAAAGTAGCTTTATTAGCGTTTCCATTTAAAAATGACTTAAATTCAACATTTTCAGATAATGAATCTTTAAGTTCAGACTTAAAAGTTTTAGCTGGCGCATTAGCCAAAGCCTTTTGAGATTCCATTTCCATTCCATCAATACGAGTATTTAGTTCAGAAATAGTTTGATCTCTTTTTTCTATTAATTCCACGACTTCTCCCTTGAGACTAGCCTTGTAATCATCACCCATATTTTTTTCGATTGACTGACCAATTTTTTGATCAATCGTTTGCTCAAGACCATCCTTGATAGCCGTAAGCTTTTGATTAATTTCTTCCATTATAATTTTAACAAAAAGTTATCTAATTCGTCTGCTATTTTTGTGCTTTCGACTGACTCCTTTTTTAGTTCAGCATTCTGAGACTCTAAAAGTATAAGTGAAGATTTTTCACGTAGCATTCTTAGTTGAAATTCAATTAAATGAGGATTGTCAAGTTTACGACACATTTTTATCAACTCGTCAAATTCATCTATTAAATTATCAACTGATTTTGTCCCTTTGTACTCGGTTACTTGAGCCAATGGGTTCGCTGCCAATGTCACTAAAGAAAATTCAAATAATTTAATTTCCTTAATGTGATTATAATTACCGACAACTTCTTCCTTTATTGGAATAAATCCAACAGAAAATTCTTTTAATATTCCCTCAGACACCATTGTCTTTACATCTTTGCCTAAAGAACTATTTGATATTTTAGCCTCAATATATAAACCTTTGTCATCTTCTTTCATAGACAATGGCTTACCAATTGGTTGTTGCATATTATGCTGATAAAGAAAAGCTATGCGTTCTGAGTTTTCTTGTAGAGTTTTAGCGTAAGCACCTCTTGTAATTACATCATTGTCGGAATCGACATTATTGAACATTGATGCATATCCCTTGATGACTCCTTTGTCATCCTCATCATCCATTTCATCGAAATAATTTCCTTTAAACTTTAGCATAAATTAATATTTGCACCAAAGATAAATAAAAAAAAGAGCATTCATTTCTGAACACCCTTTTACACAATATTTCAAACATAAAATATATATGAATCCACCACAAATTCATATACAAGACAAACTTACAAAACATATCCTAAATAACAACGACAATTCACTATTTCTTTTGCTGGTGCGTTAATATCGTGCGGATGTTTCATTAAACTACCGTTTACATTAAAGAAATCCTCTAATGGAATAGCGTTACTTCTTGTGTAAAAAGATGTTGCCTCAAAATGACTATCTCTTATCCTATCATCCAAAACACCTACCCAATACTTTGCTACGGGTTTTTCTTTAGCAATCTTTTGCATTGCATATAATTCTGCTGATGCTTGAGCAAAACCTAATTCTGTTGCAGAAATAACCTTGGCTCTTGGTCTGTTGTTGTGATTTTTTAATTTTTCAAAAATATCTTCTTCAGATTTACCATTTCTTATGACCGTATTAATTTGGTCTCTAGTTGCTTTGACAAATGGATTGCCAATTGTAAACCTAGAAAGTAACACAGAAATCATAAAAGATGTCATTATAAGATTATCTGTAGATACACCACCATACTTATTACTATATCTATTGTCGGTGTATATTCCCACATCGACATAACCATCTTGTAATAATTGTTTAAGATCATCATTGTTAATCAATAAATCCCATCCCGAATCAATACCATTTAACGCTAAGAATAATGCAACATCATTATATGTTTCATCTAACTGCATTTCAACCTCTAAGGCATACTCCTCAATGTATCTTTGCATTTGGCGTTCTGTACCAAGTAAAAAAGGAATATCACCCAATCCTTCTTTTAGGTACATACTCCTTCTTGCTCTGAAATTCTTATTTAAGGTAGGATAATCTAACTCATGGCTACATCTTGAAATGAATGAATTGTAATCCTCGTAGAAATTAGGATAGCACACACTTTATTTGTTTATATAATCTGATGTATCACTTAATACTTGTTGTGATGTACCTCCAGCCTCTTTTGGCGTAACACCATCAGATATTGGAATGTAATTAGCCAACATATGTATTTCGTCCATTTCTTTTTGCTCAATTGGCTCATATTGCATAGCTGCTCTCTTTTCATTTGGTGTAAGCCACCAAGCAAGACTAAGTTGCTTGACAACCTTCTCCATGTCCTCTTGCAATTCGGGAACACTTAAGAAATCAAAATCAATATAGTATTGGCTACCATATGTTGGTGACAACCACCTATTCAACTCATCCCTTACCGCAATTAGCTTTGGAAATACTGCTTGTAAATAAAGGTACTTTTTTGCTTCACGATAGTTATTGAAGGTCGAACTCTGAGTATCATTAAGAAGAATTGATGGCACTTTATATACAGATGCCAAATCTTTGATTGATAAATTGTATTGTTCTATCAACGCAAGATCAGCGGCTGGTAATCCCATCTCCAACCACTTAAATTGATGATTGGTTACCATTATTTCACCAGCATTATCAACACCACTATACATTGATTTGTATTTGTCTCTTAGTGCAGCAGCGTGTTCTGCCGTTAACATATTATCCTCAGATGTCAATATACCTCTTGCTCCTTGATTTGTTAAAAACTTACTACCCGTAGTAATTGCATCATTATTCATTTGTAAGTTACGATAGGCTGCTTGGAGTGGACTTGATCCGTATAAATGACTACCAACTGCTGAGTAATCGGGATTAAAGTTTTTTATGTGGGCAACTTGGTTTGCCTCAATTATTTTGTTATAACTTAACCAATTTAACGTGTAACCCTTTATTGGTTGTGTAATATCACCACCCTCAATTTCCATTAACTGAGATGGCAATACGTGCATCTCTTTTATTCTACCTTGTTGTGTTCCGCTTTCGGGTTTTAGTCCCCAAATAAATCCATCACCCGTCAAACATTCAAATGCAACTAAATCCATCATAAATTCAGCTTGTCCTTGCATTGGATTAGGATTATCTAAAAATTTAGCTAGTTCAGAATTATCTGCTGGTTTCAATGCCCTCTTTTTAGCGTTCTTAGCCTCGTACATTGATGTATCATTAAATGCTCCACCAATTAAACTAGAATACTCTTTTAAAGCACCTCTGTCTTTTTTCTCATAAACTCTCATTTTTACATTTGAGGCTGATTTAGAAATTAAATCAACAATAGAATAAACCGTAGCGTTATTCTGAAAACCTTCCCGTATAAAAGTTTCTTTTGATGGGTTTTGTCTTATGATGGGAG